ATGGGGAATGCTTGATAATATATCATTATTAACAATCTGCTTGATATTTATGTTAGTCACAAGCAGCTTGTTTGCTTAAGCGTTAAGCGGTTATCATCAACTTGATTGTGATAATAAGTACAGATTAGAAAGTTAATAAAATCAGGTTTTAGAAAAAATAATGAAAAAGTTTTTAACAAGGGAAAATGGCTTTATCGTATTGATGGTTATCAGTACGTTTGCACTCGCCGGTTCAGCGGCTTATTATTCGGTATTTGGATTGAGTTCGCTCTTCGCAGGTGCTCGTACTGAAGTTATAATCATGGCTGGGGCTTTGGAGTTCTCTAAACTTATCCTTGCATCATACCTACATAATCATTGGAATAAAGCCGGTTGGATGAAATGGTATCTAACTCTCGCAGTCGGGGTTCTTATGTTAATCACATCGGCAGGTATCTATGGATTCTTAACATCAGCATATCAATCAACCGCTGATAAGTTAGGTGCTACTGACAAGTTAGTTAGTGTGGTCGAATTAAAGAAGGGTAGATTCCAAGAACAATTAACATACTACAATGATGAAAAAACTAAACTAAACGAATCAATCAATTCACTTCGTGGCGGTCTTGCTAACAATACTCAAAGTCGAGTTGATTCTCGTGGTAATGTAATAACAAGTACATCATCAGCTCAACGTAAATCATTAGAATCACAATTAACCACAGCCGTAGAACAACGAGAATCTATATCAAAAAAAATAGAAGTGTTATCAGACTCCGTTACAAGTTTGGAGTTAGAAATATTAGACCTACAAACCAATAACGAAGTAGCTGCTGAAGTAGGGCCGCTTCGCTATATGTCTGAAATAACAGGAAAACCAATGAATACCATAGTCAACTGGTTTACACTTTTGATTGTGTTTGTATTTGACCCATTAGCCATATCGATGGTTATAGCTCTAAATAAATTAACTAAAAAGGAATCGCAAGATGACAAACTCAATATTGATGTTGATAACAATCATACTAACGTTGTTGATAATGGGATTTCTACTATCAATACCATTGATGAAGAAGTACCACAGCCAGAAATTACAAATTCAGAACCAATCGATACAAACGGAGAAGATGCTCCGATTGAAGTTGAACAACCTAAAGTCGAAGTTAAAAAAGAAAAAGAAGAGGTAGTCTTCATACCCACGGATGATGATATTGCAAAAGAATTATATGGTGAGATTGACAAAGGTTTACCAAAAAAACAAACTGTACACAGATATAAACGAAAATAATTTGGAAAACTGAAATATTTTTCGTATATTTGAATCAATATAAAACAAAAAATAAAAGAAAACGATATGGATGAATTGTATGTAACTACCACCGGAGACACGACTAATATTAGATATGAAGATACCGATTCGGTTGGTAGAGATTCGGATAACCAACGTAAGTATTTCCGTGAGTTTGATTACGGAATTGATTTTACCGATAATGTTATACTCATCCAAGATGAGATTGTACATGGTTTAACTTTTGATATTATCTCTAAAGTTAGATTGATTCGCAAAATCAATCCAAATGCTGATACGATAAATGTCATGTTAAATTCACCAGGTGGTGATGTTGTAGAAACTCTTGCTTTGATTGATTACATTCATACTATGAAATCTCAAGGTATTACATTTAATATTATTTGTCGAGGTATGGCAATGTCAGCTGCTGCTTTATTACTCGCTTCTGGTACGGGCGTTCGTAGTGCAAGTAAACACTCAAAAATTATGGTACACCAATTGTCTACATTTGCTATTGGTAAATTGAGTGATGTTAAATCAAACGCAAAATTCTCCGAACAACTTGAGGATGAATGTAATGAACTCATGAGTCAATTCACCAAAAAGGATAAAACGTATTGGGAAGAGAATCAAAAGTCAGATTATTTTTTAAATGCTCAACAAGCATTGGATTTAGGAATTATTGACCAAATTATTTAATATATGATTAACTATTTTAGCGCAGAAGAATTGGTATCGAACTACGAAAAATTCCGTTCTGTCATCAACAAAACATTCACTGGAGAAAGACTTGATGCTCTAAACAAAATGTACGACCACTTTGAGGAACGTATGATTTACACCCCAGCATCATCTACTGAACATTTTCACAATGCTTTTCCAGGCGGCTACGTTGACCACGTTCTTCGTGTTACCAAGAACGCTCTGAAGATTTATGACCTATACACGGAACTTGGAATGGGTCAGGGTGATTACACTCGTGAGAATGTTATATTTACAGCACTACATCACGACCTTGGTAAACTTGGTACTCCTGAAGAGGATTTGTACATCAAGAATGATTCTGAATGGCACGTAAAAAATCAAGGTAAGATTTACAAATATAATTCAAACATTCATTGGATGAATCTAACCGATAGGACTTTTTACTTGTTGAATTATTTTGGAATTAAATGTACTCAAGAAGAGTGGATTGGTATTAAACTTACCGATGGTCTATATGATGAAAATAACAAAGAGTATTTTATCAAGTTTGATAAAGACCTTGCATTAAAAACTTCATTACCATTTGTAATGCATACTGCTGATTTATTCGCTGCTCGATTTGAAAACGAACGATGGTTAAATGAAATGTCAGCTGAAAAGTCAACTCGTAATCCAAATGGTAGACCATCCGCAAAACCAAAACTTGCTGAAACCTTTACAAATGGTGGGTTTGGTACTACTGATGTGTTTGATGCGTTTAAAGATTTAATCGAAGACTAATATGATTATTACTATTTTATTATTACTCGTTGTGTGTGTTTTATTATACTCAACATACAACCTATTAAACAAATATGAAGCCCTTGAAGCTGAATACGACATTTTGTATGCTGAATATGAAATGTCCGAAACTCAATTATCAAATATGGCAGGACACATTGATAATGCTATTGCTCGTATGAAAGAGATTGACAAAATTGGGTCGTTTGAAGCTGATGATGAGACCGGTTTTATTTTTAAGGAGATGTATCAAATTGTAGAAGATTTAGAAGAATATTATGGCGAGACGAGCGGGCAAACCGAAGAGTAAAAGGTATTTTACATCAATCACCGAAATGGCCATAAATGCTTATAATAAGTGTGATGACCAACGGTTGAAAAATAAAATCTATAATAGGTTTATACACTACCCATTTGATAAGTTAGTTGAGAATGTAATTCACACATATAAAACTTATTATTTTGATGTACCTTATGAGGATGTTAAACAAAACGTAGTTGCATTCCTAAACGAAAAGATTCATAAGTTTAAGGGTGAAAATGGTAGAGCGTTTTCTTACTTTACGGTTATCGCAAGAAACTATCTTTTTAATGAGAACAATCAGAACTACGCTCAGTTCAAAGCTCGTGAAGACGTTGACTCAATTGACACATCACGAAACATTGTGAATGAAGTTTGGGAAACACAACATTCAGAAATGCAGTCTGACTTTATGGACTATTATGTCAGATACATGGACCATAACATTTACAGCTTATTTGAAAAAGACCGAGATAGGAAAATTGCAGATGCTCTTACTGAATTATTCAGAACTCGAAAAAACCTATACTCATATAATAAAAAGGCTCTTTATATACTTATAAGAGAACGAACCGGTGTACAAACTCAATATATCACAAAGGTAGTTGGTAAGATGAAATCCATATATGTAATACTATATACCGACTATAGCCGTGGTGATAATATTAGTATAACACACCGAATTGGAGAATTTAATGGATAGACACGAAGAAATATTTAAAGGTAAAACGTTTTCTGATTTAATGAAAGATGTTTATGAGAATCAGAAAAAGAAAGACCGACAAATAAAATTATTGATAGCACAACTTGAGCCGCTCGTTAGGAATCTTAACGATGCGGCTGTTGTCGTTCCACTCATTAAGGAATATCTCGATGTATCAGTTAAGAATGACGATGCTCTTATAAAGTTAGCCGCTATCGTACAACGTATGATGAAAGACAGCGCTGTTGCTGAAACTGGTGGATTTATATTATCTGATGAAGAGAAAAAGCAGTTAATGGCTGCTATGGATGAAGTTGAAAAAGACTTACCTAAACAATCAGACGAGGATGATGAATGAAATTAGGTACAGTACAAAAAATAAACCTAAACGATAAAGACCCGAATTTAGTAAATTCAATTACAGTATCAAGTAATTCAGGTGGAGTTGGTAGTAACATAGAGTGCTATCCGCTATCTATGAATTTTAGACAAATTCCTGTAATCGGTGAACAAGTATACATAGTTGTAGGTTCAGACGCAGCATCATCAGCTGTTGCTAGAAAAGCCAAAAACTATTATCTATCTCCCGTATCTTTACAATTCAATGTTAATCATAATTCATTACCCAAATTAAATTACCTACAACCTGGTACATCTGCTGGGGCAGCTATAGTACAATCTTCAGCTGGTATTCCTGCTAGAGCATCAACCGACTCTTCAGTTAACTTTGGTAATGGATTCGTTGAATCTCCAAACGTATCTCAACTCCAAGGGTTTCTTGGTGATGTTATTTTAGAAGGTCGATTTGGTCAATCTATAAGATTTGGGTACACTCCAAGGAATGTAAAAAAAACTGACATATTGGTAGATGGTGCTACCATTGAACCAACGTGGACATCGACAACTCCTGAATCACCAATTACAATATTTAGAAATGGAGCTGGTATCAGTCGTGGATATAATAAGTTTGTAGTAGAAGATATCAACAAAGACGATACTTCGATATGGATGACATCTGCTCAAACAGTACCTCTTAAAACTCAAACGTTACCAATAACGACAACTCCTATTTCTTTTTACAATAAACCACAATTGTTAATTAACTCTGGTCAAGTTGTTATAAACTCCAAAACTGATAGTGTAATTTTATCATCTAATAAAGATATAGTTTTAGCTACGCCTGCTAATGCTACAACAATAGATAAAATAATTGAAGCAATAGAAATATTGGCTCAAGGATTATATCCGACAGCAGTAGGTCCGACAGGCCCACATCCAAGGATTGCCGAAATACTTTTAAAAATAAAACAAGGTTTATAATATGGCTCTTAATAAAACAGAACTCAAAAATGAAATAGCTACAAAACTTGAAGAGTTGAGAAAAAGACCTGGTGGTGGTTCTACTGAAGACTTTGCTAGGATTATAAGTGATGCGATTGATACTTATATTAAAAAAGCTCGTATCAATAATAAAAATGGTGATGATACCGAAAACAAAATAAACTAAAGTAAAGATATTTATTACTATGGACACAAATAAACTATTTAAAGCGATTCAAATAATCGTTAAAGAGGAAGTAAAAAAGGAGATGGCTAAACGTGAAAAAGCTATCCGTGAATCCATTATTAACGAAATTAAATCCAAGCCGGTTAAAAAATCAATATTAGAAAAAGACCCGCTGGATGTTGAACATATATTTGAATCAACTCCAAAGAAAAAATCAAATGTATCATTTGGTGGTAAGTTCTCTGAACTTTTAAATGAGACCGCTGATAGTGGTGAATGGCGTAGTATTAATTCCATGGGTGGTGGTCGAGTATTTACTTCGAATATGGCACAAGGATTTGGTTCGGTTCAAAGCGGAGTATTAGAAAGTGCTGACGGTAAATCCGTATCAGTAGAACAACTTCAACAAACTGAAGCTGGTGCTGCTGTTGTTGACGCTCTTACAAAAGATTATTCAGCTTTGATGAAAGCCATTGATGCCAAGAAGAAAGGTATGTAATGGCTACTCGTAGAGAATGGAAAATAAATCCACTTGATTTAAAAAGGAACACTGCTATTGGTGTTATGCTACCATTGGGTGGTGAACCTTTGTTTAAACTATCATATACCACGGAAGAACAATCCATCTCTAACTTAAAAAATTTGTTGTTAACTCGAAAGGGTGAACGCCCATTTCAACCATTCTTTGGTACTGATGTTTATTCATTATTATTTGAACAACTTACCGATGACCTTGAAGAGTCTTTATCAAATTCATTAACAGCTGATATAAAGTTTTGGTTACCATATATTATAATCAATTCGATTTTAATAAATGTAAATGAAGACACTAATAGAGTAAACATATCATTGAATTACAAAGTAACCGAAACTGGTGCTAATAGAAACATAACAATGAATATATCATCACAAGGAAGTATGACATTAGTTTAAGGAATATAAATGGCAGACAAAGTAAAAAAAGAAGTAAACTTAATTGGTCGTGATTTTGGTGACATAAGACAAAATCTTATAGACTTTACAAAGAACTACTTCCCACAAACATATAATGATTTTAATGAGGCTTCGCCTGGAATGATGTTCATGGAAATGGCATCATATGTTGGTGATGTACTTTCATATTATACCGATGTTCAATTAAGAGAATCAATTCTTGAAGAAGCTCAAGAAAAGAAAAACGTATTTACGATAGCTCAATCATTGGGATACAAACCCAAACTAAATGTTCCAGCAAATACCACGCTGAGTGTGTATCAGCTTGTACCATCAAAGGGTGTTGGTGATAACGTTTCTCCTGATTTCGATTATGCTCTTACTGTAAAAGAAGGTATGAAGGTATCATCGGTATCAAATCCAAACGTGACATTTTCTACTATAGAGAAAGTAAATTTCAGCTTTTCATCATCGTATGACCCAACTGAAGTAACTGTTTATCAAATTGACGAGACAACTAACGAGCCGGTTTATTATCTACTTAAAAAGTACGTCAAGGCTGTTAGTGGTGAAGAAAAAACTGCTACGTTTACATTTACAACTCCAAAAATTTATGATAAAATCAAAATAGAAGATGATGGTCTGATTGATGTTATAAAAATAACTGATGATGATGGTGACGTGTGGTCAAAGGTAGAGTACCTCGCTCAAGACACTATATTTGAACAAGTACCCAATACCACAGACTATTCTTTACAAATGTCAGTATACGCTTCGGAAACTCCGTATTTGCTAAGACTTAAAAAAGTACCAAAAAGATTTGTTACACGAATCGTTGATGATGGTTCTATTGATGTTCAATTTGGTGCTGGAGTATCATCAAATGCTGATGAAGAAATTTTACCAAACCCAAGTAATGTGGGTTCTGCTTTATATACAGCTACATCAAATCTTGACCAAGGAATTGACCCATCTAACTTCTTATATTCAAAGACGTATGGAGTTGCTCCTGCTAACACTACACTAACTGTTACATATAGAGTCGGTAATGGTGTTGTTGATAATGTACCATCTCAAGATTTAACACAAGTATCGGATTTAATTTTAGAAAATGATTCAAGTGACTTGGACAACACGGTTGTTAGAGTAGTTGAACGTTCGGTGGCTGTAACCAATGAAGCTGCTGCTGGTGGTGGTAAGTATGAAGAGGATATTGAAGACGTTCGTCAAAATGCTATATCATATTTTAGAGCCCAAAATAGAGCAGTAACTCGTGAGGACTATGTGTTAAGAGCATATGCAATGCCACCACAATTTGGGTCGGTTTCTAAAGCATACGTTGCTCCTGATTTTCAAGTATCAACATCTTTAGATGGAACTTACATTTCAAAAGGTGGTATTCCAAATCCGTTAGCTATCAACTTCTATGTTCTTGGATATGACGCTAATCAAAGATTGAAAAACTTAAACACCGCAACAAAAGAAAATC